ATAAAATCTATGTTAGGTTGATAAGTTTGATTCTTAGAATCTATAATATTACCATCGATAGTCGAAATAGGGAACATTGTGATATTGTCAAAATTAGGATTGAATTCCATTTTCTCGTAGTTTGCAACTTGAGTATCGGCATTTGGATCTGCGATGTAAACTCTATCGCCAGGTGCTAAATATATTCTTGGACCATCGGCTAGAACTGCATTATTGTAGAATCGAGGCATGATTAAACGACTTTGAGAAGGATCGTATATACCACCGTCGTTGCGGTTTTCCTGACGTTGGTTGTCTACTATAGTTGCTGTGAAAATGCCGCCGAATTGATATAACATGCCATTTGACGTTATGGTATCTACTCCATCGGAACGACGATAGTCACCGATGTCACTTTGACCAATGGTACTTGGCATTGCTTTATAATGCATGAAATCGACGCCAAGGCTTGTGACAAAGATGTCTAATCGATTTAGATCAAATGACTGCTCGTTAATTGGCGCAAATGGAATTATAGTAGGTATCTGTATACCGGTAGGTATTCGGTTAGACATATTATTAACCTATAGTTACCTTATTAGCCTTGGACATTAGAGCTTTTTCAGCTATTGCACCTGATAAAGCTTTAGTAAACCTAGACTCTAAGGGAAGCGTTTTAACCAAAAGGGAATTATCCTTTAAGGTGGAATTCACTACGTGAATATCCATTCCGTGTTTTGTTAAGTGAAAATTAACATATGAGCCAGTTTGTAGCGAATAAATATCATATCCAGATTTCTTTAGATCTTCACTTAGAAATTGAGAATGACTGATCAAGGATAAATTGTCTAAAGAACTGGCGCTCTTCATTAACGCTGGCTTGAATTCCGAATGTTGTTTAGCCATATGATGACGTACAATTGCTGGATGAGATCCAGCGGCCATGACCGAACTTCCGTCCGTAGCCATGTATAGACCTCCACGAGTTCTAAGCATAGTAATCGGTTTATCTTTTAAAGTACCTATTAATTCCTTACTAACTATTTCGTTTGGATGAATATCCATATTAGCTCTCCTTATCTATACGTTTAAAAGTATAACCCTTTGTATGTTTAAATTCACCTTTTAAAACTCTATATACCGATCTATCATCTAAATGTAATTCTAAGCACATTTTTGTAATAGAAGAATAAATAATATCGTTTTGAACACACATTATCGGTTTAGAATTTGCAGCAGAAATCTTTGCTTTTTCTTCCTCGGTCCACGCCTTATCGGCATTTTTGGCTGCAAGTTCAGGTTTTTTCTTTCCCCAGCAGCTGTGGTTCATTCCTCGTCTATTCTTACTCCAATTAGCTTTATTTTCATCAGAATGAGTTTTACCATAAAAGGAATTAGTTTTACCGGTTTGTTTTTCAGAGATAGATTTCAATGAAACTGAAGTGTCCTTAGTTAATCCTTTAGCCCAAGAAGGTGTACCTAATTTTCCAGATTCCCCACCAATCGAATGATTGTATCCCATAGTAGAATCAGTGCTGTTATATTGACTGATATAGAATTGTTCTTTATTACCTAGTTCTTTAATATCACAAGATTCTAGAATAGATATTGAAAAATTCTCTATACCATATTTTCTAATAGCTGTATGTAAATGCGTTTTAGTTCCTCTTTTAGCGTCTGATTTATGTTGAATAAAACGTTTTAAATAATTCTGAGTAGTAAGGCCTATGTAGACCTTTCCATTAAGCTCATTCTTTATTATATATATGGTGCCTGTTTTATTTTTCTCTGTCATATGCCGCTCTGATCTTTTTAACATGAAAATGTTGAGAGATAGGTTTATTTTCTTTTATAGCTTTATGTCCTGCACTTATGCCTTGGAACCATGAAAATCCTATCTTTTCAGGATCTTGACCAAAATGGTGCTCCAAACGTGATAAATAACTATGTGCAATTTTACCTTCTAAATCAGGATGTTTTTGCATGTAGTTATGAAGTTCAGGTCCCTTCATACCTAGTATCTTAGAATGTTCACGTTTTAATGCAGGATTCATCTTAACTGTCTCTTGAATAGTTATAGGCATTAATCCATATTGTCCGACAGCACTAGATCCTTGATGCATCCCGCCTTCTACAGGCTTATGATGAGTGTATTTACCTTTGTTAGATTCAACAGAAGAAATAGCATTCAGCATTTTATTATGATCATAGGATGCTTTTTTTGGTGCTACTTGCTGCTGTTGCACAGCAGGCTTAGGAGCTTCCGGACTATTAGCTTGATGTTGGCCAATTGAAGCGCCAGCAATACTTAATGCAGTTCCTATGTTTCTAGCAATGGATTTATCTAACTCTTCATCAGTCTTTTTAACTTTCTCAGGAAGTTTCTTTCCGTGTGTTGCAACGTCCCATTCACGTACGCCAGCTTCGCCGCCAAGTGCTTCTTCGCCAGCAGCTGAATGTCCCCAGCGTGCTTGAGCTTTCGATTTCCAAGGTTTCATTAAAGGTTTGAATTCAGATTTCTCTATCTTTTTACCATAAGTTCCAAGTATTTTATGACCGCGTTTTATTGTGGCTGGACCGAATTCTATTCCAGCTTCTTTAGCAGTTTTTGCGCCAGAGTCTTTGATCTTTTTCCAGGACTCATGATCAAGTGAGATGTGAGGACTATAATCGTAGGCCTCTTTAGGTCCAAGATGTTTGAAATGATCATTATGATGTTTCATTTGAGTAGCGCCAATACCGTATAGTTTTAAAACATGTACGTCATTACCGTATCTATCTTTGAATGTATGAGGCTCAATTCCAGTATGTTCAGGTTTTGGTGGTTCTAGATCATGTTTGCTCGCAATTTCATGAGCCTCTTTGTGATCCTTATGAGGAGTGAGTAATTTAATTGTAGAATGATATGGAATACCATTATCGGATCTAGAATGTTGACCTTTGATAGTTACAGGATGACCAATAATGCTTCCGGTCTCGGCTAGCCTTTTGTAAGTTTCAGGATCTTCAGATTTATGAGTTTTATTCTTATCGCTCACAGATTAAAAATCTCCAATCTTAAATTTGGTACTGAATATACCTTTTATTTTCTTAATATATTCATCGCGTTTTTTAGTAAGTTCAGCTATACGAAGTTCATATATTCTAGGGCCCGGTGACGATGACGACTGACTTATACCGTCTTGACTTTGCGACTGACTGATATTAACAAACCAAGGAGCGATCTCGCTCAAGATCGCAATTGCTGCAATGCATCCTACTAATTCATTAATTATAGTTGGAACTTCGCCTTCTCTATTTGAAACACCTGCAGTGTATTTAACTTGCCAGTACGCAGGAACAAATCCAAGTCCTTTGTTCAAAATAGATAAGAACGCAACACCAGCGGTAGGAGCTGAAGCGGCTATTGTATTAAAACCATAACCGGCTAAAAGCGGAATAATGTTAATTAAGTTCTTACTGAAGTTGGCCGCCTCAATCCATTGTGGTGGAAGTCTAAATATATCTTCATTGTTAGCACTTACGATTGCTACTTCTTCCACCGATATGATAGGACCATGTTCAACACGTAAATGAATATAAGAACGGTACAAAGAACTGTCGAAGGGAAGTTTGTCCTTAAATGCTTCTCTGGTAAGAAAGGTGCCGATTTGAATCTCAGCTTCGTTCATGGCCAAATAGATACGATCCTTAAGCTCAGCATTGGTAAAAGTCGCTCCACTGGAAAACATCAGGTTGATCCCTTTAAGGAATCGACTCACGAGCTGTTCAGGAGTTAAGAATGGCTCTACACGGCGGAGTAATCCGCTAGTCTGTTCAGCATGTACCGGATAAGCTGAGGTTCCATTGGTCTTTTGGTTCTTAAAATTCATATATTCCTATTATACCACAAAGTTATTGGAATGTCTATCTATTCTATCTTATTGAAATCTTTAGTCAAAAAAGTAGTACGTAAAGTTATTTGGCAAAGTACCGTCTGAACCGTCATTCGTATAAGATACTGCGATCATTTGTAAAACCGAGAAAGTCCAAGTCATTGAGCCTTGTGTTACGCTAAATTGAACATCGCCAGACATAGGTGTAATAGTATTTGGAATGTTAAATTGCCAAATCGAAGCATCTGACGGACTAGCTTGAGTACAAGCAATAGTTACTACTTTAGCATCGTCAATACTAGGAAAAGTTACTGATACCGAATAGGGTGTTAAGCCAGAAGTAGCTCCAAGGACATAACGCAAAGGGGGGCTTATAGGAGCTAAAGAAGAAGTGTTGAATAACCCAAAAATCTGAGCACCTGGATTTTGAATCAAAGAGCCCGCAACTTGCTGGTCTAAATCAACTAGTTGAAAATAAAGGGTATTCGGATTCCCGGCTTGAACCGACCATTGATTACCAATAACATAGGAGTTAACAGTGTTAAAAATTTGTATTACTTGTGCCGAAAGTCTCAAGGTAACCTCCAAAGAACTTGACGTACCTCTAAATAGAGGATATACTATAGTAGTAAGATTGCTATGAATTAGTCTTTATTTTCAGCGCATTGAGATAAGCACTTGATTTTATATTGTTTATTATACCCTAAATCCTTTAGTTTAGGTTCGCTCCACAATTCCGAATTTGGCATCATATGGTGGAACCAATCCCATTTTTCTTCCGCATCTCCCCAAAATCTACCTTTGATTTCAACCCATTTATTCTCATTTATTAGATATAAATCCGGCCTGTAAGTTCTACTGTCAGGTAGTGTAAATATATTAGTCTGCCATTTAAAATCTATTTTATTATCATTTAAATAATCAACTATAAAACATTCATAAGTACCTACACATATTAGAGATTCTCCGGTCCTCCAATGGATTTTTGTAAAAGATCTATTCATAGCTTTCGCTGATTTATCAAAGAATTCTTTTTTATGCATATTATGACTTACTCCATATCTAGAGAGCATAGTTTCAGCTATCTTCTTCCCTCGGTTCTTAGGATGACCGCACTTCCTGACTAATACATGTCTAGCCAAAGTCCACCATTCTCCTAATTCACGGTCAATAAAGCGAGCTTTTTTATTCAATCCTTTGTAAGTGGTAGTATCCATGGTGATTCCGAGAGGTATATTGAGTAGATATTTTTTTAAAGTCCTCTGCATCCTCGTATTAGCTGATTTTAACATGCCGCGCCTAGGGTGCTCATGCCCCCTCCTGATGTAATCAGGGTATACCCAAAATTCACCATAAGCAGAGTCAATAAAGAGAGCATTCTTGCGCATTCCTTTAAAGGTATCTTCCTTTACTTTGATATGGGCGGGAAGCGACTGTATTAATGCTTTAAAACTTTTGATTGATTTTTGATTATTATTCATATATAATAAGATTAGGTGCGCATAAGTTAAATGTTCTATCTGAAAGGCAAGTATATGTATTTATTAGAAATTGAGGGTGTAGATGGATGCGGCAAGTCAACGGCAGTAAAATATGTAGTGGAACAATTGAGAATTCGAGGTTACAAAACACTAGAGACTAGAGAAGTAGGCAATATACATATACCATTCTGTTCCAAGCTTAGAGAATTAATTCTAGATCCCGAATACAAATTATCGGGAGAAGCTATGGAGCTTGCATTCTCATGTATGCGAACAGAAAATCAGAGATTCTATAGATCTGTAGAGAATGATTATGATTTTTGCGTAAGCGATCGTGGGTTATTAAGCCATGCTGCCTATGGTGAACATAATGCGACTAGAGAATTTATGGAGGACTTATATTTTAATATACTTAATAAGTATACAATACCTCCCGATATGGTCCTTTTTCTAGACGTAAAACCAGAGATGGCTCTAGCTAGAAGACAGAAACGCAATGGTTTCGTAGATGCTATTGAAGCTAAAGGTCAAGAGTTCCAAGTTAAGGTATTGGATAGCTTTCATAAGTACATTGAACAACTAGACTTACCTGTGACTTTTATTGACGCAAATCAAGATCTTGATAATGTTAAACGTCAAATAGATGAGTTAATTGAGGCATTATGAGAAATAATATAGACAAAGATAATAAACCTCTCAATGGCGAGCATATCAAGACAGTGCACTACTATTCGGGAGTCTTCATGGGGTCCCAAGAAGTGCGTATTGCAGAATATAAAGTATGGTATTTAAATAACAAAGAATTAACCGAACTAGAATTCAAACAATATCAACGTAATAGACAGTTCAACGACAATATCAATGAGGCTTTAAAATAATTAGGGCCGACGTTTTAAGTCAGCCCCCAATGGAGAGTGGCGGAGCGTCCGCCGCTAGGATGTTCTTTTGCTATTAGGTTATAGCGTTACTTTGTAAGGTAGCAGCTGTTTGAGCTAAGATACGTCCGCTTAAAGAAGCACTGGTTACTAAAGCGACGCTTGTTTGCGCTAATACAATACCACTAAATACAGCATTTGCTCCAATGGTTACAGCTCCGGCAACTTGCCAGAAGATATTGGAAGCAACTACTCCACCACTTAGAATGATACTGGTGGAAGCTGACATTACTAATGTACCGGCGATTTGGAATATGAAAATATCGTTTGGTCCACCGGAAATTGTCACGTTAGTTGGAATCGTTACGCCACTTGTCCATTTGTATAGACCAGGAGTTAATGTTAATCCGCCAAGATTACCAGAACCTAGATTTGTAAAATCAGGAGTTGGTCGGCCAGCCGCGTCCGTATAGGCTGTTCCCATGTCACTTATTGCTGTAGTCAAAGTCGCTGGAGTAGGAGAAGCGTAATCTGCTGCGAATACATGTCCGCTTACTAATGAAGAGGTAGAGAAGGTTCCACTTCCATCTAATATTAGACCGAAACCGGTTATTGCCGTTGAAGCTATAGGGCTTACTGCAATAGCGCCAGTGATAAAAGATCCAGCTGTTGTGGAAATGCCAGACTCAGCTAAGATCTTATAGTTAGCAGATGTTCCTAGGTCAACGGTTGCTAAACTGTTAGCGATATTAAAAGTATCGCTAGCGATTGTGAACGAGACTGTCCCGCCGCCGCCGGTAGTGTCAGCTTTAGTTGCTAATAAAGTTTTATTACCGTATAAGTTTATCTTAACCCCTTTACCTACGAAGTCAGCTACACCCGCAACAGCAGCCATGGTTACTGTACCGGATAGAACTCCGGTTCCTGAAAGAAGTGATAGAGTAATAGAAGCAGTAGCATCTGCACCAGTCGTTACTGTTGCGCCTGAAGCATCTTTAATGGTTACGATAGGTTGAGTAGGAAAAGCGACTCCAGCTACACCTGCTGAAGGTTGTGTTGAAAACACTAAGTGAGTAGCGACACCTGCTGATCCAGTAATCACGTAAGCTGCACTTGCGATTGCGGAATTAGCTAGACCTGATTTGGTAGCTAATACCTTAATAGTTTCGCTAGCGCCAACCGAGATCGCTGTTACGTAAGGTGTACTTGAAATCGTAGGAGAGGATCCATCCAATGTATAGAACATTGACGCACCGGCTGTAGAGCAAGAAAGGGTTACAAATTGTGTCCCAGAATAAGTTCCAGCTGGTAAAGAGAAAGTAGGAGTAGCGACTAAAACTACAGTTGCAGTAATGCTGACTACTGATCCGGAAACGGATGTAGATAAAGCTACGGTTCCAGCAGCAATCGCTGTCAGAGTCTTTGTAGCGACAGCTGCAGCAGTATCACTGGCGTTTATAATGACTTCGATACCAGTGAACCCGGCTGGAGCTGGATCAACTACGCTGCCACCTAGAACGCTATACCATACATAATACTTATTAGCGTCTCCGCCGTTGTACAGTTCAACGTATCCGGCTGTTCCAGTTGTAGGGAAAGAACTTCCTGCTGGAGCGCTTAAACTTACTATTTGAGCTTGTGTAACTCCGGAATTTGCCACTTCTAATCCGTAAGTTATTGGCATTCCTACTAAAGATGGAGCAGTTATAGCGTTAGATACTGCGTTTGAAGATGCGATTGCTGCTACGGCGTCTTGAGCTACTTGAGCATTAGCAAAGCCTTGGCTCATATATTGAATATCTTCTGCTGAAAGAATTCCCTTGTTGATCATAGCGGCTTGTAGATTTAAAGCAGCTTGTTGACTACCTAAAGCTATGATTAGTCTATCTAAAGTGAATGTTGATAAAACCGATCCATTTTCAAGAGCGCTAATCAACTCCAACCCAGCTGCTTGGCTAGTTAAAGCATTGATAAAATAATCATTATCGAATTTAGAAATGGCCATGATAGGATCTCCTTGAAAGATCAAAGTAAATTATCGCGTGTTCGCTATCCATAAGATTGGGATAGACAAACGCTTGTACGTATGATATACTATATCAGGAGATCATACTTTTGAAGTTAGTAATAATAAGCGATACTCATACTTTGCATGATCAGATTGAATTACCAGAAGGGGATCTACTAATCCACTGTGGCGATTTCTGTTCCCGTGGCTCTGTCAGAGAGTTAATCCAGTTTAATCAATGGCTTATGAAGCAAGCTCCTAAGTTTAAACACGGAATTCTTATCTCACCAGGAAATCATGACATCTGTATAGAAGAAGATCCAGGAATGGCCAAAGCAGTATTAAGTGCCGCTAAGCTATTGATTCATGAGCAAATTGAAATTGAAGGCATCAAATTCTGGCTATCGCCCTTCCAGCCTGAATTCCACGACTGGAGTTATAACGTGCTCAGAGGTCCTGAGATCGCAAAGAAATGGGCCCAGATACCTGAAGATACCCGGGTCCTTGTAACCCATGGGCCTCCTTATGGTATCTTAGATCAAGCCTATCCAGAAGCTAATAGCGAATTCCTTGGCTGTGAAGAGCTACTTAAGAGAGTTAAACAGTTACCTAATTTAACACACCACTTCTTTGGCCATATCCACGGATCTTTTGGACAAAATTTAATCAATAACATTACTTTTGCAAATGCCTCTCAATTGAACGAGAGATATGAAGTAACTAATAAACCCTTGGTTTTTGACATATGAGGAATAATATTGTGATTACTATTAAAGTAGCAGATAACGGATTTATTCTATCACATACTGTAACGTTCGATAATGATCCGCCCGATCATACTGATTATGTATATCAAAACAACGAGGAAGACGATGGCTTATCGGCAATGGCTGATATGTTAAGAACTATCAATGATCTACTTGGACCAAGTACTTCTAGATATTCCAAAGAACGAATCTACGTCAATATAGAGCCCGGTGACAAGTACGAAGAAACTGATCGTGAATTGTTTAACAAAAGGATCGATGGAGCTTTAAAATGAAAAACGGTCTACATACCGAATCGGGCTCTAAACGCTGGTACTTAAACGGCAAACTTCATCGTGAAGATGGTCCAGCTATCGAATGGAATGACGGTGATAAACGCTGGTACTTAAATGGTATAGCATTAACCGAACTAGAAATCAGACAACTTCAACGCAATAGACAATTCAACGACAATATCAATGAGGCTCTTAAGTGAGAAATGGTCCGGTTTACAATTCTAACGGCAATGTATTCTGGTACTTAAATGGCAAACTTCATCGTGAAGAAGGCCCTGCTATAGAATATGTTAAAGGGAATCGTAAATGGTACCTCTATGGCGTTGAATATACTGAAAATGAACATAAAACTAAAATGCGAACCATCATTTTTAATAGAAACATAGAAAACTCGTTAGATAACGTCGAAGACGACACGGTCATCGAATCCACTGATGAATAGGATTTGACAACCTATTTTACCTATGGTATACTTATACCAGGGATCATAGATCCCAGAAAGTAGTTGTCATGGAAAATGGAGATATCCCACTAGAAATTAATATCAAGAACTTTACAATTACCCTAACTGAAGCTCGTAAAGTGATGCCAGAAATACAGGCTTATAAGTATTTGATATTAGGGAATGTAATACGCCCTGATACTAATGAATTAGTAGAAGCTCGTTTATTAGTTATTCCAGACGAAGGAATTAGTAGCTAATGAAAAAGTCTGTGATTATCATAAAGAAAGCCGAAGAACTTAAAAAGACGACTCCTGTACTGTCTGACACAACTGCTATGTTAGCCGCTAGGCATCTAGTGGATTCTTTGACCGCCAATGGTAAAATTATACCAGGTCCTTATTTCTACTATTTAACTGAAGAGATCAAAGAAGGTTGGGAACCTGAAGATAATGCTCCTTTGACTAGAAAAGTAGAATACTATTACCAGAAAGGTAAGTTATGTATAAAGTATTTAACATAATTGGACTATTGTCCATCACCGTCTTAGTTCTAGCTCCAATATTTGCAATCGCTTTAGAGATAAAAAATGAAGTCAGACGCGCTTTAAGTAGAGATAAAAAGGCCGCTAGTCTAATTATAAGCTTAACTTTTAATACCCTTTTCCTTATAGGATTCTTTCTGTTCTTGTATGAAGTTTACGAATGGTTAGGACATTATGCTTAAGAATTTATTCAAGCTATTAAAGATGTGTTATAATGCCAAAGGCAGCTATAAGCTTCTGATGGCAATTCTGTTAACTGAGTTATCGATGGTAGCTCTCACGGTCGGTCTAAATCAATTTAGACGTATGTTCATGGATTCTTTCCAACAACACAACTTCCAACACTTTTTAGAGGCCATAGCCTTCTTTTCCGCCATGGCAGCAGCTTGGGTTTTGAGCAAAGGTTATAATTCGTACTTTAAAAGAGGCCTATCGTTCATTTGGCGTGAGGCTTTGTATTTAAAGCTTACTTCTGGAGTCT